TATTATCACTCATATTATACTCAATGTCACTATATAGAGTTTCTATTGATTCTTTTAAAATCATTACTGGTTTATCATGATTTATTTCAAATGTATATGTATACTGAGAAGCATTAGATGTATCTATGTAACCATTATGGTGATCTCCATTTCTATCTAATATTTTAGTTTTTAATTCAATTAATTTTTGCATATTTTAAAAAATAAAAAAGGGATCCTAAGACCCCTTTAACTTGTGAATAAATTTATTTAATTTTTCTTTATTTGGAAACTGTTGAAGTTTTATTTAACCGCCATCTTAACCACATCCTTGTGCATAAGAAGTTTAGCAAACTTAATTTTGTTTCCATTAACTATTTCCTTAATGATATAATATTTAAGATCATCAGTGAAAGACTCACAATCCGTAGAAAGATGAATTAATCTATCAATTAATTCTCTCTTAACTCCGTTTGTTTCTGCATAATGTAAGGCGTAGTTGACAGTTCTTGTAGCAATAATGCTACTGATATCTGCTCTAAATTCTGTTCCACCTTCCATAGTAGCTGCTTTTAATTGTCCTGTAATATAGTCCTGATTTGTATTAAATAGAACATCTTTGGGAGAAACAATCTTATCTAGTCTATTATTAATAAACATAGTAAACATACTTGAGAATTCAGATCCAACTGATCCTTCACCAATCATTTGAATTAAAGGAAGTTCATCTTCAAACTTAGGTATAGAGCTGATAGAGTTAAAGAAAGTTGTGACAGATCTTGGATTGATCTTCTGAGTTATAAGCTCAGGATGCATTAGTAAAAAGTTAATACATCTACCATCAATACCTTCTCCTTCTGCCCACTTAGCCCATACATCTACGTCAAATTTTACATCAACAGAAATAAATCTAGTTTTCTGTGCATCATCTAATGAACTAACATTATAATCACCATTATCTGGATTAGTAGTTAGAACAATATGCCAGTTTTTAGGTAATGTCCAAGAGATATATGTCTGTCTATCAATTAACTCCATACAAGCTTGCATGAATCTATGATCAGCTCTAGTATAATCATCAAGAACTAAGAAACCACCTTCATCTTTACCTTGTATCCATTCTGGAACTGCGTGAGACATTCTTTTAGCTACAACTTTGTAACCTTTCTTAGTAGCGGTTTCTATTTGAGTTTCTGTAATCCAAGTAGTCTTACCTTCTTTGTTTTGTATTTGGAATTCTTTTACAGGAAATCCAACAAGATCACCTATCTCTTCTATCTGTGATAGATTAATCTTTACAACATGCATGTCAAGTTCTTGACCTAATTGCATTATAGCAGAAGTTTTACCTAGACCTGCGTCACCTTCTATGTTTACAGCTACAGGAATTTTCCCGTTTTCTTGAATTTCTTTATTATTCTTAGTAATATGTTTTAAGAATGTTTTTAATTCATTTGTGTTCAATTGAGTACCACTCATCTTTTTTCTTTTTTTTAGTTATAATTCTAATTTAATTACCTTTCCTGGTAGTTTATCATTCATGTCTGAGCATTCAGATAGTACCCATAGCACAGGTGCTTGGGGTTTTACACTAGTATAGCATTCTCCATCAGTAAAATATATAAGACTTGTATAAGTTCTTAAGTTTGCATTAAAGTAATCAAGAATAGGATCAAACTCAGTTCCTCCTCTTCCTTCAATATTTAACTCATTGCTTCCATTATACTCCTCTATCTTTCTTATGGATGTATCACATTGAGCTAGCGTCATTGCTACTCCTGTTTTATGAATGTGTTTCATTTCACCCATAAATTCCTTTACTTCATTATTAGATACAGAACCTGAAGTATCAATTGCTAATAAGACATGCTTCTTCATCTTAATCTTAAGACCGGGATTATCATCAAACTTTCTATTCTCCTTCCTTCTAAGCTTTTTAGTATACACTTTAGAAGAAGTTCCTGAAAAGCGTCTTACATAGTTCTTCCAATCAAACTTAGGCGGGAGAACTTCATCTACTTTAATAAGACCTTTGATTTCTCCTGGAGTAGAACCTCTAGACTTAGATTCAGCCATATCAGAAGCTTGAGTAAGAACTCTTTTTATTTGCTTTTCAATAAGTTTTTTCTCTGTCTCAGATAGATCTTGAAAGTCTTTCCACATATCATGATTCTTAATAGGATCATCTCCTCCATCAAGTTGATCACATAACTTATCAAACTCACCACATCCACTTGTACCATTCTCTTCTTTTTCATCCTTAGCTTCTTGAAGCTTTTCATAGTAATACTTACATCCTGCTTTATGATCTAATTCAAGATCTGCATAGTTTTCAATAAATATACCATCTTCTGGTAACCAGGTCTTATCAATATACTGATTGATTTCCATGTCCATAGCAATATTTGCTAATCTTTTATCAGGAAAATAAAAATGAGTAAGGTGATTAAATGCTATATGAAGTAACTCATGCTTTAATATACCTAACTCTTTCTTTTTATCTAGAGATTCCCAGAAATCTTCATTAATACATAACTGGTAATTAATACCATTCTTACAAACTCCTGCAGTAGGAACTTGTGTCTTTGTCCAAATTTTATTTAACATAATCAGAAAGAAACCATAATATGGTTCAGTCATCATTAACTCTTTACTAGCTTTTGCTAGCGAATCAGATTTGTTTTTTATCATATTTTTCCTCTATAAAATTTACCTAATATATTTCCATTTAAATACTGATCATGTACTAATACATCACATAAAAATTGTTGCCTCACTTCCATGTATGATAGTTGTATTTTTGAATGACATATACAAAGGATTACTCTTTTGATTGGATAACCATCTTTTTTAGCTTTCTTGAGAATTTCACTACTACTAAAATAATTTTGATAAGTATATTTTTTAACTCTTTTATATGTCTTCATTCTTTTATCAGTAGGCAAACTCTTCTTGCCTAACTTAGTTTTAACATTACTATAAAAGTTTTTCTTACCAATATATTTAACATGCTTACCATCTAGTACTGTACTCATTTCATATATGAAACCTACAGCACCTTCAGGTATCATGTCTTCAGTAAACTCTTTACCTTCATATATCCATTGTTGTAAAGTATGCTTAATTTTATTTTTAAGTTGTTGTTTCATTAGATCTAAGTTGTTGTTTTAAAAGCTTAAAAAGTGTATCTCTTGTCTTTTCAATACCATATTTCTTAACAGAATCTGATATATCTTTTTCAAGATCTAAGATAACATATTTAAAATTAAATTTATCTTGATACTTTTTCATAGACTTTATTCCTGCATCATCATTATCAAATACAACACATACATCATTATACTTTTCAGTAATTTTGTTTAGTGCAGTTTCAGGTATTAATGTATTCTCACTATCTGGTGCAATACATTCTCCATTAGTAATTTTAAGTTTATTAAATGCAAGAAGATCTTTAAGAGATGAACATATAATAAGAAACTCTTTATCATATTTTAATTGTTCAGAACCTTGTATATAGTTTCTAACTTTTATAAACTTTTTCTTTTTTACTTTAGGTTGATATACTTTATACAATGTTCCATCATTTTTGAAGTACCCATAGATATTTCTACCTTCAATCTTAATCATTTGCTTTTTATCATCTTCTTCTTTACTCATAATATAATAAGATAAAGGAGAAATATTATAAGCTTCAAGCAATTTAGAATTTATTTTATACATATTCCAGTAGTTCTGATCAAAGTTAGTCCAATGTCTAATTTCATAATCAGTTACTTGGTACTTGTTATGTATCTTAAATTCTTTTATTGGTATATGATTATGATTTAGTTTGTATTCATTATAATCTTGTATAATTTTTAATTTTGCTTTCCAATATGGAAGGTTATATAAATTCATTACTAGTCTGGGGCCACTACCACCTATACCAGTTGAATGATCTTTAAAATTATAATTATCTTCTTTTCCTAAAAATATAAACATTGATGGTGTTTTTTCTTTAGGATTGAATACAGACCTTATTTGAATAGTTTGACCTATAAGTTTTTCTTCTAGATTTAAATAGTATTCAAATATCCATTCTCTTGGGACCTCATCTATACGTGAAATTAAATTTTTAGTTGAAATCATAAACTAAATTTAATAAAAAAAGGAGCCATCCCCATGACTCCTTTCTAAATTAAGTATTAATTAATCTAAACTAAAGTCATTAGATGTATTACTTGGAACTGATATATCATCATCTCCAAAAGATTCTACATTTTTAACTATTAGTTTTATTAAATGTTGAGGATTTTCTTTATCATATTTCACAATTAGATTAGAGTCTGTAATAGTTGTATGAAAGTTTCCTCTATCTGCTTTTACTAAAAATAAATTATAGTTAATATAACCATTTTTATTTTCCCATTCTCTTCCACCAATACAAAAATCTAAGTATACTTTTTCCTCTTTTTGTAATACTTTATTAAACGCTTCAGTAAATTCTTCAATAGTTTCATGTTTACCATCTGAATCACTAAACCATTTCATAAATGTTTGAGAATCATTTGCAGCATCTAAAGTTTTAGATAAAGTTTTAAGATATATTAATATAGATCTATCTCTTTCTACTTTTATACCACTTTTTGTTTCTCCATCAGCAAAAGCATATCTACTAACTTTTACTTTTCCAACTTGACCATCATATCTTTTACTATTTGGATCTTCAGAATCAATCATAAAACCTTCAAAATCTTTTAAAGGTTCTGTTTCTACATGTAATATTAAATGATATGCATCATCAATAAATTTAAATTGTTCTAGTTCTAGACTATTAATTTTTAATGTATGATTTCCTGGTGCAATTGTTTTTTTGACCGATGCACCTCCTTGTAGGTCTTTTGTACTTAACGCCATATTACTTTTGTTTTTTTTGTTATTAATTAATCAATATATACTTTTTCCCAGTGAGTTTTTATCTCACCCTTTTTGTCCATCTCAGATATAACTACTTCTTTATTTCTTAAATGATCAGGTCTTGCACCGCAAGTAACCCCATCATTATTATTAAAGTTAATTATTGTCTGATTATCTTTTCTATACATGTAACCAATAGCATCTGCATTAGCACATATAAGTGATTTTATTTTACCTGTTAAATCAATATTAGCTGACATAACCATTTCTCCTTTATCATCTACAACTTTATCTTTTATATGTCCTGAAAGTATGATATGCGGAGCTAATGTATCTATAAAATCTAGCACTTGAAAAAATGCTTGTCTCATATATAAATATCCAGCACCATTAGGTAATGTAATAACATTGTCACCTTGAAATCCTTTACCCATAGGAGTTTGTCTATAAAGTTTTACAGCAAGAGGCATAACCATAGATTCTAATGCTGTTACTGTATCTATAGTTACATATTTATAGGGTTTACCTTGTTCTTTAATTGCTTTACCTGTATCTAATAATTCTTGCAAACTATTTATTTTAACTTTTAAAGCTTCAACATATTCAGAACCCTGTTCTAAATCTAGAATAAGATTATCTTCTAATCCTGCAAATGCTGTTGTTTTACCTGTCTTAGGTTTACTATAAATTATTAATCTTTTAGGATTAATTCTTTGTTTCTTTACTTTTTTTGTTGGAAGTACTATACTCATAAATTTTTAATTAAATTATTTAACCACTTTTTGTTACTAATAGGTTTTTTCCAAAGTATTGAAGCAAAGTCTCTTATAGTCATTTGATTGATAGGATTATCAGAATCAGGATCTATAAATTCACTTTCAAAGTTTGGAAATTCTTGTATTAATTCTTCTTCTTTTTTATCTTGCTCTATTATTTTATTTTGATCAACTAACTCAGAAACAGGAATAAGATATCTTACATGTCCCCTATCATTAGGTTCTGTGTGTTCATATTCTTCCTTATAGTGTGGATTATGTCTCCACTTATACAATATTCTTTCTTTTGTCTCAGGTTCACATTCTTTACTACAAAATTCTGTATAAATATCTTGTGCTTTTTCTATCTCACTAGGAAAAAATGATATGTGTACTTCATCAGTTCCATAAGGTTTATAAGCACACTTAGGTATAAACATAGGATCATGTATACCAAGTTCTTTAAACTTATTTTTATGATGATCTTGAACCTTTGCGGTTGCTTCTCTTCTGTTAAACGGTTTTTTCTTTAGCATTATTATCTTTTTTATTACCAAAAAATTCTTCTCTCATTTCAGAAATAACTTTATTAAATACTACTTTTTCTGAGTCCATAAGAGCTGTATACCATTTAGAAAAGTCTTCTAACTTTAAATCCATATACTCTTTTTTGATATCTGTTTTACTTTTCATAATTATTTAGTTAAAGGTGTAAGCATTTCTTTAATAGTCATTTTTTCAAACTCAGCTCTAAAGAAACTTAATCTATTATCACCATTTCTACATTTAAGAAAATGCATAACAAGAACTCTGTCACTATCTATAACATACTTCTCTGGTCCATAATATCTTATCTTTTGTTTAGCTGGTCTATTAATGCCTATTAAAGTATCCGCATGTTGTAATAAAGCATCCGCTCCAAATAAATCAGATTCTAATATATAATTTCCATACTTACCTTCTTCACTTCTTTCTGGTTTATCAATATTTCTATTCAATTGACTTAGTACAATAAAAGAAATAGGATATAATCTTTTAAGATAAGTTAAAGCTTCACCAAGTTTATTTAGTTGTTCAAGCTTATCTCTTTCTGATTTATCTTTTCTAAATAATAAAGAATGATCAACAGTAATTAAAGTTTTAGTATATATATCTTCACCATCTCTTATAACTTTATGATGTGTCATATAATCATGAATTATTTTTTTAAACTCTGCTACTGTACATGGAGTTTCTACAATATCAATAGGATGTTTTACTTTCTTTTTAGCATAATCATAACACTTTTGTAATTCATCTTGTGATAAGTCTCCATCAGCACTACATAAATGTTTATATGTTTGTCTAAGCACACTAGAATATTCTCTAATTGCACTTGTTCTAGCTAACATTTCAAACTGAAACTGTAAAACTCTAAAGTTTTCACCTGCATTTAATATAAAAGATTCTCTAACTATTTGGTCTACTATTAATGTTTTACCTGAACCAGGTCTTCCACCAATAACCGTAAGAGTGTTCCATTCAATACCATCCGTTGTTGCATCATTAAATTTATGCCACGGAGTTTTGAGACTCTTTATATTTCCATCCATTCTGCCTTTCATATAATGAAGGGCATCTATAAAGCCAGTCTTTTGACTGCTCCATTTCTTTGAAGCTGCTACGGATAAAGTGCTCATAAATTATTAAGACTGAGGAATAAAATCCTTCTTTGCTTTATTATACAATAGATGTAATAATGTAATTATAATTTCAATTACAAAATATTCAAAAATATTCATTTTAACTAAAACTAGATTAATTAATGCCCAGGCAGATATACTACCTATAATAGCAAAAATTGCTAATAGTAATTTAGGTTGGTTTAAAATTTTCATACTACTTTTTCTTTAAAGTGATTCTTTTGTTCTTCTACTCCATTTAATATTGCTTCACAATAATCAGCAAGTGGAGAATCATATGACTTATCTGTCATTTGTTTTCTAATAAAGTATTGAGAAGTTCTCATATACTTATAACTATTCATTTCATATTCTTCTACATATATTTTTGTAGCTTTTAATATAGTTTCCCATGTGTAATCAAAATTTTTAAAGAACCATCTAAATGCTGCTTCTAAAGTTTTGATATTTGTTCTGGCATATTTACCGCTTGGGAGTTTAAATTTAGGAAAAATTTCTGAATATTCCTTAATTTTGTCAATACACTCTGGCCCCATTAAACTAATAGATGTCTTCTTTTTCTTTAATTTAAAAAATGATTCTATTTGATCAATAACTATTAAAGCTTTATTTGTCAATTTATAATCTTCTTTTACCCATTGATCATTTAATAATCTTTTTAATTCTAAAGATATATTTACAAATCTATCTGTCTTTATTTTATGTTTCATACTATAAAGAACATAAAATTGATTTGGTGTTATTTTATATTTTTTAAGTAAACTAAAAATTTCATCCATATTACCAAGTTATTTTTTCTCCATACAAATTATGCATAATTTTATTTGTATGATTAAATACATCATTACATTCCCATTTTTGTTGCTTAGTGTATGCAGCACTAGCAGGATGTGATACTATTAGTTTATAATTATTGTCTGAAACAGAGTCTCTCCATTCTTCAGCTTTCTTCCCCATGTAAATATACACAATTCCTGAATTATTCCAATTTAACCAGTCAAAAAGATATGCTGTAAAAGGTTGCCAAATTTTAAAATGTTGACCTGATTTACTTACAGTAGTAGTAAGAGCTGTGTTTAATAACAATACTCCTTGATTTGCCCATCTAGTAAGATCTTGTTCTGAAGATGTAGCATTGCCATCATATACTGTATCATTAATAGCTGTAAGAATATATCTTATACTTGGTTGTAAGTTAGGTGTATTTTTGCAAGAAAATGCAATACCATCAGCTACATCTACAGTAGGATATGGATCTTGCCCTACTACTATAACTTTTGTTTTATCATAAGGACATTCTTCAAAAGCTCTAAACATATTTTTAAAAGTTGGAGTAAATCTTTTACCTTCACTTGATTGTTTAGCTAACTCTTTTATAATATTATCAAAGTCTTTACTATAGATAAAGTCTTTCAATATACGAGCCCATCCAGAAGGCTTTAAATTATTATACAATTTATTTTTTATATCTTCAATATTGATAGTTGATTTCATTTTAGTATATTTGTTTTATGATTAAAGTAAAAGAAATGAAAGAAGATGCTCTTTTAGACATCAAAGTTAATAAAGCGTTTTATTTAATGGTTAAGAATGTTTCTCTTTATTTATTTCAACAACTGCCTAAAGAAGAAATTGAAAAAGAAAATGCTCTTAAGAAAATTATGGAAGATAAATATGAAGATTTAAATGAAATTGAAAGTTCTTTTTATACTATTACATTATTACTTGCTGAAATTGAAGCACAAGCTCAGAATAATAAATATTATGAAGAAAAAGAAATTCTTGAACCTAGTGATGAAGGTTATGTACCTCCTACTGAGTAAAATCTATATTAAAGTCTCTTCCTATTTCATTACAAACTTCTATTGCCATAGTTAATTCATCTTTACTGCAGTGAGCAAAAGATTTAAGATCTTCTCCTCCATCAATATATACTCCTGCTTTTTCTTTAACAATACTTTTCATTTCATCAAATGTGTACCCAGCTTCTCCAGCTAGTATTCTTATACATGTGTGGACTTTAGTTATCTGAGGTATAGATGCTTTCTTTGAAACTACATCCACAAAAAACTCTAGATCTTGTCCATCATTAATTTTCTCTACAAACAATTTATATTTTAATTTATCTGAAACATTCTTATAAATTATTTTACCATTGCTCTTGGTCATCTTAAGTGTTAACATAAATTTAGTTTTTCCAGGAGGTAATCATCTCTTTAAGAGCCTTAATATCTTCAGGATCTTTTATAGTACAGTTGGCCCAATGATAATGATATACAAACCACTCATCCTTACCGCCTTTATCTTCTACTTGTTTACTATCTGTACTTGTAAGATGTAATATATCTCCTATTTTTAAATTATAATAGTAATAATCAAACTCATTACCACTCATTTGTTTTAAGACTTCAACCTTTTTAAAGCCTAAGTCTTTTAGTTCTTGTTCTGTCATCTTTCTCCAGTTAAAATTTTTAAATCATGAAATGCATAGTTAGCCACTACTTTATCATAAGCAGTATTGTTTCCTTCAAACTCTCCATGATCTTTTATTCTTTGAGTTCTTAGAGTTTTTACAGTTAGAAATGCAACAAAATGATTATCTGTATCATCTGAATGCAGCATTCTAATTATATTATCTGATTCCTGTTGATTTATATAACTCATTTCCTTAAGAATACCTAGCTCTGCACAAAACATAAGCATGTTAGCATCTTTAAGATTATCTTTCTTTGTACCTGATGTATACATATACCACAGGTAATTTAGATTTTTATTTACAGTGTGTTTAGTTATTTCAAAATGTTCTTCAGCTATCTTTTTTAAAAAGTTAGCTATCTTCCTTGTTACTTCCATTTTCATTAGTTACTTCAAATAGTTCTAAAAAATCATCTCTAGTTAATTGCTTTTGATCACAGAAGATTTCTATTGCTTCTTCTTTATTATCACAACTAACAAGAGATATTGCTTCTTGACTTATATCTCCTTTGATATAAAATGTATACATTTTCTTTGACATGGTTTAAATTTAATAATTAATGATCTACGTAACTACCAGCTCTTTTAAAGCTGTACTTTAATTTAGTAAAATTTTCTGGAACTTCATCTAGAATACCAATTCTATAACCTTTCCAACTACCTACTAAATCCATATCACTACCATGATAATCTCCACCACCACTTCCATTTCCATCTGCTAGTAGTAACGGCATAGGATGTATTGATACTTCTTGTGTTTCACCATTACTATATTTTGTAAATTCAGGAGTAGTATCTTGTTTATCTATATACTGTTTTGTATCATAGTTAACGACATATCTATACTTGTTTGGTATTACTCTAATTAAATCTTTAAGTTCAACCCAGTCTTTAGCTTTATCTTCATAAAGTACTGACCATAATTCCATCTCTCCATAATCTCCACCCCAAACTATTCTATCTTTGTGCCATCTGCCTCCTTCTATAAGTAACATCTCTACAGAACTGACAGATTCATTATCTATGTAACTATGCTCCATAAGTTTTATCCAATCTGGTTTTACAACTTCTTTCTTATCTAAATTAAACACTTTAAAATATTGTCCCATTTTTCCTTTTATTAAATTATCAACAAACATACCAGGGCTATGATAATACCTTGCCATATCAGTCTTGTTTATTTTGATCTCTGTACTTTATTAATGCATCTAACATTCCTGCGTTAAATGCATAGTTTCTATCAAACTCAGGCATGTTTCTACTATACCCAAACTCTTCTTCAAACTTTTTTACAACAGTTTCTTTAACTCCAATTGCTACTTCTAGATTACCGTAAGTACTAGCAGGTAAATGTTTTATTAACTTTTCACCAGCCCATGTACCTTCCATGTACTCTATATCTTTTTCAATTGCTTTCATTCATTATGTTTTATAACTGTTTCTATTACTGTGCTTAAGCACTCAGGACAAATTGTATTTTCTTGATTATGTTTATATGACCAAGTTTTACTACAGTGTGTACAAAAATACTTAATAGAATTTAATTCTTCCACAATTTTATTTACATAAGTTTCCGGATTTCCTTCATACTCTTCTTCTCTCATTTGTATAAACAATTCTTTCATTCTTCCCATATATTATACTTCAAGTTCTAATAATTCTTTAATATGTTCTGGTAAATCTTTTTTACTTTTTTCAAGATGAGTTTTTAATACCCAATATGCTTTCTTATACATTTGTGAATCAGAATCTTGCTTTTGCTTTTTAATATCTAAAAGTTGTATTCTTAAACTTTCTATTTGTTCTTCTAATCCTTTTGTATAAATCATGCTACCTTTCATCATATGTTTATTGATTTAATGTATTCTTCAAAATTTGTACCTACATTCACAATGTGTTGTGTAAAATCTTCTTTTTTAACATCCGGATTATCACATATTGTACTATAAATAGTATCAGTCCAATTTAAAGTTTCATTAATAAAGTCATCTCCTGATTTTTTTAATTTTCTTTTATACACAGATGGGCAATCATATTTAAGATCTTCCACATAATCCATTAAAATAGGCAGTACTCCTATAAGACAAGCAATCTTTTGCTCAGTTGTAATCTTATTTTCTTTACTCATCTTTGTTTTGGTTTAAATAAGTACCATCTTCTTCACATTCTTCACCATCTTCATCTTCATAACCTACAAAGTATTGTGGTGGAACTTCTTCTATAACAGCTTCCTCATCAGCTATGGGGACAGTTATATCCTCAAATCCAATTCTTACAAATATTTTTTTAGCTTTTATCATAATCTTTGTTTTGGTTTATACATTTTATGCTATTCTGACCCCGTTTTTTATACTGTTGATCTGTAGTATATACTTTACGTTTTTCTAATGTATTAGTATCAACACATCTTGCTTCTACAATTCTAAATATTCTACTCATATGTATCACCATATATATAATCTTTTACAAATTCTGTAAAAGCTCCTTTCCCGCAATCATCATCTTCCATATGTTCATTCAACATATCTGGATGCATCTCTGCAAAATGCACTAACATTTCTACCACTTCTTCTTCAGTCATATTTTTCTTTTTTTATAAATTCTAATTTTATAACAGAATATATTTAGTCTAAATATTCTTTTCCACTTACTCATAGCTTATTTGCTTTATTCCAAATAATATCAAAGTCAATAGATTCTTTTTCTATTTGAGTTAAACCAAGACTAATTAAAAGTTTAATAGCTGCAGTTGTTGTATCAATATGATATTTATCTTTAAATAAATGTATTCTATTTAAAGTACTAGTATCTAAAAATACCATTCTAGCTCTAGCTTTAGTTGGTGGCTTAGTTGCTCTTGGTACCATATAAGGAAACTTATCATATAAATGCATTGTATTTATCTCAAATTTTACATCATCTTTATCTAATGACTTTATTGGATTTTTTTTTGCAGAGCATACTGTAGCTCTTTTTATATCTAAATATTCTGCTATACTTTCTTCAGTAAAATTAAACTTATAGTATAAAATACATATTAAGTAATTTCTCTTATCTAGATAACTCCTCTTTCTAGTAGGAGCTTTTGGAATTAATTGTTTTAATTCTTTTAATACATCTTCTGCTGTATATCTTTTTTCTTGTATCATATAAAAAATGGAAATAATAGTCCTTTAATTTCTGCTACTACACTACCAAATATTATTGATTCCCAGAAAGAATTATTTTGTAGATACTCCCAAAAAAAATACGCAGCAAAAAGCTGTGTAAATAATAAATATGTATAGACAGCCATCATAAGATAGCAGCCTAAATCATTAGACTTTTTCATAATAAATAAAATTAATTTAAATTTTCAAAGTTTGCTACTGCAGGTGTATCATCTTCATCCTCACCATTGTCATCAGGGTTATAATCTCTAAGATCTTCTAACACCATAGCAACACTGATATCTAGTAAGAACATAAATCTATCTGCATCATAAAATTCATAAGGAAAACAAGAATCATCTAATTCTACTTCTTCAAATTTATAACCAATCTTAAAGTTTTGAACTTCAAGTTTAGCTACTTCTTTAATTGTATAGATTTCATCTTGTTTTACCCACAAATCTTCTGGTATTTCCTCCGGTCTATCAGAGGCATCAATGCATATTACTCTTAATGGCTTCATGAAGATCAACTTTGAGTCCTAAGTTATCTAATTCTAACTTAGTTTCCAAAGTTTCATCAAAATTTCCACTAAAGACATCACATTTACCATTACCATCTGCAATTAATGCACATTGTTCTGCTTGTTGTAGTTCTAGGTCACAAAATTTTATAAGTGAAGCCATTACAAATTCAAAACTATTCACATCATCATTATACAATGTTACTTTATGTGTTCTTATTTTTTCTTCCATACTATAATTTACTAAAAATTTACCAGATTTTAATGTTAAATTCTCTCCAAAGTATTTTATCACTGTCAAAAGAATCTAGTGCGCGTGATACCCATGTTTCATCTATAGTATCTTTATAACATAAAATATGAATAATAGATGTATCATCAGGGTTTAATCTTAAAAGTCTACCAATTCTTTGACTAGCTTTTCTTTCATTACCATATGCATGCATAATAATTCCTTGTTTAAGGTTAGGAATATTTACACCTTCACTTAATTGTAATACACAGGATAGTCTATTAATATCACCTTCTTTAAACTTTTTGAGATTATCTTCTGAATCTATATTATTACTATGATAACTATGATTTGACAACTTGTCTGCCTGATCTTGAGTGTTTGCAAAGATTAAACATTTATCTTTATCATTATTCTCTATAGAATCTGCAAGAAACTTTGTATATTTTTCCTTACTAGGAAAATCTTTTAAAGCTTTCATTCTTTGAATTCTAGCTATATTTATTTCTTTAGAAGTAGATGCTTCATCTAATCTTTTATTCCAATAATAATAACTTTTTTTTTCAGAAGTATTAAATGTTAACTTTTTAAATTTTGCAGTAACTGGAACTACTGGTTTATCAGTTAGTCTTAAAAAATGTACTACAATCTTATAATCATTTAGTATTTTATCATCAACTGCTTCATCAGTTAAGTAAGTCCAAACTATTGGACAGTAATCATATACCATCATACCCTTTTCAGAACCTCTATATCTTGGAGGAGTACCCGTTAATCCTAAAATCTTACCATTATATTGAGATAAAAATTCTCTATGACTCTCTAATAGACTATGACATTCATCTAAATAGATAACATCATAGTCATTAGGGTTTTGTTTATTTAAACTTCTATAAGTTGTAAAATCTGTAATAGTAATCATTTTAGTTTTATTAAATAAAACTGCTTGAGATCTCCATTCTTCCATAATAGCTTTCTTAGGAGCTACTACTAAATATTTCTTCAAAGGACTATACTCTCTTTCCATATGTTTAAGACCTAATAAAGTCTTACCTACACCTGTTGCTAAACCTAAGCCACATCTTTTGACTCTATCAGTATGCTTCAGGGCAATCTCTTGAATTTTTGTTTTATCCATTGTTTAATGTTTAGTTGGTATAGGATCTACACAATCCTTATGATCATTAATAAATTTAGTCGGATTAATGTATCCTTCAGTTTCTGAACTATAACCTCCTCCTATAGGAAGACCTATTTTATCTCTCATTTCAAAATGTAAATGAGCAGGATACATTCCTCCGCAATTACCTACAGTACCTATATTAGTTCCCATTTTAACCCATGTATTTTCTTTAACATGAGTTTCATTACAATGAGCATAGAAAGATTCAATTTGATTTCCATTTGTCATGTAATGGGTTATTCTTATAACATTTCCCCAACCTCCTCCTAAATCTTTTGCAAATGTAACATAACCATTTGCTATAGCTTGAATTGAATCTCCAAGGTCAGTATTTCCTCCTCCCATACCATTCCAGTCTTCACCTAAATGATTATTTTCTGTGAACTTCTGAGCATTATAATATCCATAAGCTCTTAATCCACCAAGTGGAAATATCCATTGAGTTGCATAAGATTTAATAAATTCTTTATTCTCTTTCTTTTTTAACTTTACTTTTTTGTTTTCACTACAACCAATAAGTAATATTGATAGTATTATAATTAGATTTTTCATAATTTTTATTTTAAATAGTTTAACTTTCTTGATTCTTTTGGGTTAGCATGTATCCAGTTATGACAACTTCTACATACTGGTAGCCAAGTAGATTGTATTAAATAATACACGTCTCTTTCACTACCTCCTCTTGTATGATGTACATCTGTTGCATGTGTTGCACATCCTTTTACTTTTACTTTACATAAAGCATTCTCAGTAAGATATTTCTTTCTTAACTTAGAATACTCAGCATCTTTCTTTTGTCTTCTGGCTGAACTATGGCGGATGGTTGATGTAGTTGGTTTTTTAAAACCGTCCTTTGCCTGTTGGCGACTCCAGCATTGTTTACACCAACGCATACCACCATAATTTTTCCAGATATAAGTGAGTTTTTCACATGAATCACACACTTTCTTTTTTTGTTTTATCATTTAGATTGATACTTTAACCTTGGTAACTTATTAGGATTTGTTGTAATGTCCATAAAGTCTTGACGTAATACTCCTTCTTGTATAAAAGCAGTAATAATATCATCTTTAGTTATACCAAGATTAGCAAATGTAAGAGTATTTTTAAATTTGTCATCTGTTTCAGTATTGCTAATTAACCAATCAGTTAAAGGTGCATTCGGAAATAAAGTTTCAAAGATAAAATTAGAGTACCTATTTGTACTTTCCTGTTTGAGTTTGTTAATAACTTTTTGTCCTCTCAGATAAACTCTACTTATTCTTTGTTTCTTTTGTTTACAAGTTCTATTATACTCTTCTTTACTTAAAGATTTTAATCCATGTAAAACTCTTTTATAAAGATAATTTTGATAAGCAGTATACTTGTCCTGCTCATATTTAACAAAGCTATTTGGATTAGCTTCTAACTTTTGAAAGTCTGACAGTTTACCTACAAACTGATACTTTCCATTACGATTTGAATTTTGTTTTGTCATTATATATACATTTGGGGATTAATAAAATAAAAGGAGGAGCTAACTTAACCCCTCCTTTACAATAAATTTAAAGATTAAAATCTTCTTCAGTACTAGCTACAGTATCTTCTTGTGTACTGTATGCAGATCTTAATTCATCTACATTATCATGTCTGATTAATGTATCTTCTGCATTGCTAGCTTCAGTGTATCTAGTCTTACGGTAAATTGGGTTACCATCAATAGTACATGGAATACCTGTTGCTCCTGCTACTTTTAAATCTCTTTCAGGATTTCTAAAGTTAAATGGTGCAGTAGCTTCAAGAACTATAATTTTACCTGGCATTTCTTGCCCTGGTTTAAAATTAAAGCCTTTTAAATCTTCCATTGATCCTTGTATTAATGCACTTATTTCTTTTTTACGTAAGAAACCATTGTCATCTATTAATACTTTTTCTTGTACTACTCTTACATAACCCCATTCTGGGTTTGCTGATTGACCGATAATGTTTCCTGCATCATCAGCACTTACTCTAACTGGTGAGTTCATAATTAAATATTTAAAATGTTAATAATTGGTGAGCCGAACTACTATATTCTTGACTGCTCACATCAAGAATAAGACAATAGTAAAAACTATTTATACAATATTATTTTAGAAGGTCCTCTATATCATCTAGATTATTGAGATCTATATCTCTAAGATCATCATCATCAATATTTTTAATAATGTCATCATCATCTGATGATATTTTTGGAAGTGATTTTCTGCTTATAGAAGAGCCTTGAAAGGGATTGTGAATATGATCACCTGCATTCATAGCCATAAGATATTGGATGTCTTGATCAGTGAGGTTTAAAAACTCCTCAATACTCAAGTAAACAACCTTGCCATTTGGTAACTGATACTGCATCTCTCTATAGTAGACGTAAATATATTATATTTTGTGCAGAAATGTTAGTTTAAACATTTTTTATTTGCCACTATATAGCTAATAATAATACAGGGGAATTATATCCCCCATATTATGTTCAGGAAAAGTACATTCTTGAGAACATACTGTGTTTAATTTACTTCATAGTTTTAAATTTTAAGTATTTCTGCGTCTATAATCTCTAATTTGTGAAAGTAATATTTCATCATAATGATCAAACCAAGAAGGTCCTCTCTTATAATGTTTACCAGGCATCATATATTGTTTAGCTTTAGGCATAGCACCTAGTTTAAATCCTACAATAAAAGATTTTAATTTTTCTGTCTTTGCCATAATTATAGTATTAAATAAATTAATAATAAAACATTCATAACTATAACAAAGGCTATTAATCTTTTCTTTAACCTAAGTATTCTTGCTCTGGATAGTAATTCTATATGATGAGCAACATGAAATTGTGCTTGTTCCTTAAGCATATTAAGAGTAGAAGTATCTTCTCCTTTTTCAATATGTAGTTCATACCAGTTATAATTAAACATGGATAGATCATTTTCAAGTCTTCTTATCTTTTCTTGAAGATAGTTTACATTCATTTTTGGATTAGGGATAAGGAATTTCCTCACCCTTTTAATTAAGTGTTTCATAAGTATAGTTTTAATTGGTTTATAAATTGATTGGTCCTGGAAACAGATCTTGATTCTTAGTAAATGTAGATACAAGATATCTACTTGGTATAAAGTACCCCTCATCTCCAGCAGAGTGAGCTTCATTAGCAAACCAATCTTCTTCCATGTAAGTTCTAACTTCTGGAAAAGCTATTAGTAAATAACTAAGTTCTATGAGTTCTGTTTTATTCAATTTCTTTTACTTTATAAGTTGATGTTCCATCATACTCTGGATGAGCTTCAATTCTATCAGCTTCTTCCAATGGTTCAAAATTAGGATCATTAACTTTATTTTCTATTTTTTCCAGAGCTTCTTCTTTATTATTAGCATCAACAGAGTATACAAAGTTAACCACTCCTTTAGTGATTTGAGTAACTTCATACTTACCTTTCTTTGCTTGTTTAAAATGTAACATTTTGTAAAGATAATAAAAAAAATAAAAAGGAGAGCAAGCAGCAAATATCAAGCAATTTTAAAAGTAGCCTGCCCTCCTATAAGCATTTAGTTTATATCATGTAGTCATCATTTAATGCTTTTAGATATTTCTTTTTGCATTTTAATGACGAGTATAGATATCCTAAAGATATAACTGTCCAAAATAATATAGCACCTATATCACCGGACTGAACCTTTGGTAGATCACCGGAAGATAACCAAGTCTTTTGCTCATTGATATTGATTATTGTAAATGCTGCAGCTATACCGGTAAATATAGCACAAAGCATGAGGATATCTCCCCATACTTTAAGTTTTTTATAATGTTTCATATGTATAAAGATTAAACAATTGATTTAGTTCTATTAGTAGATATTCTAAATATAAAAGCTAAAAACACAATAGTTATATCTTTTTCTATTGATTCAGACTTTTCATACTTGTCAAATCCAATAGCGAATCCAAAAAACTTTCCAGCTTCTAGACTTATAGTTCTTGTTGTTTGAGGCGTAACTTTCTTGTTAACTGCGATACTTGTCATAATAATTGATTTAAGGGATTAATAAATAAATAAATAAAAAAATACTTGTTCAGGTACAAGTATTAAAACCTTTCTTGTTTAAAGCACAAGATATGCTTACTAGTTAGTTTGAGATTATATTATCTGGGTAAGATTCATTATACGAGAACTCCAGTGTCTTAATCCAATTTAATATCTCTCCTTTATAGCAGTAGTCATACATAAATGCTCTGTCATTAACAGAGGCATCTTGTAGACGTAAGCCTTCATCAAGATATTTAAATGCGAATTCTTCCGTAGCACCATGTGCACCCTCTTCTTGTAGATCAAGAATAGTTAATCCTATTCCATCAAAAGCTACCGAGTTAGCATTAGGAAATACTACGTAAAGTTCTCTACCTTCATTGTCCTGATTCATAGGAACAACTACTCCGGCAGATAACATAAGTTTAAAAATAAGTAATGTAAGTGTTTTCATAAGTTAATAGATTTAAGTGATTAGTAAATTGATTTGATTCCGGTGAATAAGTCTATGAAACTCTCCTACTTACTGTAAGAGATAATAAGACTAATGTACTATGTAATGTATATAGACTGTTATAAGGTTAATAATGTTATTGCTTTATAAATAATAGCGATATAATATATATATTAACACTTGGTAAGAATTATTTAGTTTTGTTTAAGCCTATAAAAGAGGTAGTGTTTGATTCTTTCTGTGTTATTAACACACAAACACACACAATATCCTTGTGTTTACAAGGGATTTAATACAATCATACTAAACTTAAACTAGTTTTAGTTTGTTTTGCCTACATATACATTGTATCCAGCGTGTGGAGAAAGTAGACTAACTAATTGATAACTAATAAATTATAAAAACAAGTTTGTTTTACTTTTTGTATTTAATTGTACACAGAATATTTAAGTTTGTTTTACTATAGTATACAAGTAAAGACTCAGTAAAAAAATAAAGATGTCTAAAGACGTATTAAACTAAAAGGCAGGAGATATACTCCCACCTTTCAATGTTAACCTTATGCTGACTTCAGTGAAGCAAACATATCTGCAGTAACCCTTACAATTGGCTTAAGACCACTACATATTAATAGCGGATCTCCATCTCCAATTCTTTGGAACTTACAAGAATAGTCTGAACCTGTTTCAGGCTTATTAGACTCAACACTACCTTCATAGATGATACCACCATAAGTTTGGCTACCGTGACCTATGTCTGCAGTTACAAGTACACTACGATACTTTGTCTTGTTAGCATTCTTCATCTCCTTAACTTCTGGAGAAATGCTAGATAATTTTCCTGTGAAAGCCCACTGCTCTGCAACACCTGTTACATTTCCATTTGCGTCTTTCAATTCTACCTCTTGAGGATTTTGCTCAAATAAATTCATAATAAATAAAATTTTAAGTGATTAATAAATAATTGATTAATAACAAAAAAAAGATGTCAAATGACGTTACAAAAAGAAACCCCCATAATGGGGGCTAACCTTAATTTAATGAGGCCATAATATCACTATCAGATAAACTGCCGTTTATAATCTGGTACTGAAACTTGAGTTCTTTCAGTCTACCTTCCGGCATATACTCTAATTCATCTTTAGTGAACTTCTCTTCTGTGCTTACTGGAATTACTTTTTGCAGGTCCAGTATCTCTGCGATTAAATGTGCTACTAGCATAATAAATAATTTTAAGGTTAATACTGATAATAAAATAAAGTTGTCCTGTAATAAAAAAGAGAGTAGCATCACAGGCGGACATCCCTGCTCATAGAAATTTCCTCTCTATGTCTCACAATCCCCCCTCCTGATACAGGCATGGTCATGTGTTAGCACACTACTCTAATAACAAAAAAAAGTTGTCTTGTAAAAAGTATAGAGACTAATAGTCCCTACACTTATTGAGTTTACTTCTGCATTCAATGAATCCTAACCAGAACATTCCTGCCATAGCCATGAATACAATTGCACACATTAAGCTTGCAATAGTAGTATGTCTAGGTTCTCCTATACATATCTCCATCCAGAATAGTATACTGACCATCATAGCAAGTATACTATCTAAGAAACATAGATGTTTAAATATCTTTAGTTTTAGTTTCTTATTTCTCATGATACTGGAATTAGATTGGTGAATACTAATACTATTCCAATTACTGCTACAGTATCAATGCATAATCCTGCAATGACACCCTTCACATTTTCTTTAGTAGGTATTGGCGTATTAATACTTTTCCAATGTCTACTGATTACTCTTAATAAATAAATTGTTAACATAATATATAATTTTAAAGTTAATCACAACTCAAAGTTGTCCTGTGTTGGAGGGCAGAGGAGGGTAGCTTGACTTTGAGATTGACAAACATTCCTCTGACAGATAAAAAACATTATATCAATCTCAAAAAAAAGCTGTCTTGGCTGTGATGGCAGGGGGTGGCCAGAGGGGTGGTAGGGGAGGGGGGTCTTACATATAATACCCATCTCAACTTATCACACATTATTTTTCCATATAGCGTTGTATATCAAAAAAGTTATTATATTTGTGATGTTCAAAATTAAATTTTTTCATATTCTTCCATAAAGGGCTGCTTTAATTAGTGGCCCTTTTCTATGGTAGTGTATGGGGTAATATTAAAATTTTTTTGTATATTAGTTATATACGTATTTAAAAAAAGAAATTATGCCTGCAAAAAAGAAACAAGCTAGTTTGAAAAAAACTAAAAGTACTACTACTTATGGAAGGGGTGGTGCTAAAAAGAAAATGTATGGGGGTGGCGCAGCTAAACCTATGAAAAAATCAGTTTATAAGAAAGGTGGTGCCAAGAAATTAAAAGCTCAATCTGGAATGAATATGGAACCTGGAATGAATCCTACTCCAAATGATGTAAGAACAGATAGATTCATTAATGCAATGGATAATGTTGATAGAGGTATAAATAGGATATTTCCTGGTAGACCGGGAAGACAAAGAGTTAGAGATATAAAAAGAGGTGCTAAACAAGATGCTAGACTTAACAGATCATTGAATAGAATAAATCGGGATAGAGGACCAAGAGATATTAATCCAGAAGCTTTACCAGCAGCAAATACTAGAGTACCAAGACAAGATCGACAGAGAATGAGAGAAGAGTATATGCGTGAAAATATGAGTCCTGGAGATGCTGGAATGCCAAATCCAAGACCAGCAAGAGTAAAATCTACTCAAACAGAACCATCAGTTCTTCAACAAAAAAGTTTTAAGGCTTATGATGATTACATGAATCAACGACAAGAAGGTGGTTTATCTGGAATGTTTAGAGATGCATCAAAAGGAGCTATGGGATTAAATGAGATGGGTCATGGTGGTCCAGTAACTAATGCTAAAGCTCTTAGAAACAATACAAGAGGTAAAGCAAGAAAAAATAGATAATTATGGCAATGACAAATGAAGATCTTAATAAGATTCAAGCAGCAAACACCAAGAAAAAGATTATGTTTAACGTAATGAAAGATGCGTATGATAGACGTAAAAAGAACAGAAGCGTAGGTACTACTCAATACCCTCCATTTATGTTTCCTCCTACTACAATGAAGAAAGGTGGAACTAAAAAAATGGGAATGGGTGGATCTTGTGGTAGAGTAATACTTGGTAAGAACCTAAGATAATGGGATTGTTTAACCCAAAGTGGAAACGTAAGTTAGATCTACTAACATCATTAGCAACTATAACCCTAGCATCTATTTGTCTAGGGTTTTATATATATTGTTTAGTTACTGATCAATATTTACATAGTTGGTATTTAAAGATTGGTGTAGGTATAGCTTGTATCGGAGCATTAGGAGGAACTATAGCTCATGAATTAGAATACCATAAAACAAAAAAAGATTAGAATGGAGTTATTAATGTTTTTCCTGGCTGGCATAGCAGAAGCTCATATGGATACATTACAATTTCATTTTTATAGATCTAGATTTAGTTCATTTAATCATTCCTTTTGGAATCCGGAAATATCTTGGAAAAACAAATATAAACTTAATGATCCTAGATACGGAGCTAAGTTTCCAGGTTCTACTACTATCTTTGTATTTATTACAGACGGTTGGCATCTAATGAAGTTCTTTAGAAACATCTTTATATTTACAGGACTCTTTTTTGCATTATATCAAAATTATAGTAATCTTACAAACATAATAATAATTACTTTATTATCTAGAACAGTTTATGGAGTAGGTTTTTCTGCATTTATGAACAGATTACTTAGATATTAAAAATATTTTTTGTATATTAATATTAGTATACTAATTAAGAATTTATAAATTTAAAAAAATGGCACTAAAAAAAATAATTCCTACATCACCTAGCGCAAATCTTTTGAAGGGTGTTGATATGACTCCTTTAAAAACAGGAGACTATAATAATAAGATCAGAGCAGATATTGATGCAGAAGTAACAGTAGTAAATACTCAAGTTACTGCTAACACTGCTGCTATTGCATTAAAAGCTAATATTGCATCACCTACATTTACAGGTACTGTTGTAATGCCAGACTTAACTCCTACTTTAGAAGTTAAGACTTCAGGTTTTACAGCTGCTTCTGGAATTGAATATGTTGTTAACTCTGCTGCTGGAATAGCAATTGTATTACCAGCTGCAACAGCGGGTGCAAGAGTTACACTTGTATTGCAAACTAAAATAACTAGTAGTGCAACTACTATCACTGCAGCTGCTGGAGACTTGCTTAAAGGTCATGCTTTCTTAGAAGCAACTGATGCAGCAAACAACCAAACATACTTTGCTCCTGATGGAACTAATGATTTAATCATTACACTGAATGGTAGTACAAAAGGAGGATTAATTGGTGATAAAATTGAATTAGTAGGTATTTCTGCTACAGAGTGGAGAGTACGTGCAACCCTAGGTCATACTGGTACTGCAGCAACTCCATTTTCATAATCATAACTTAAACTATAAACCATGGCAGTTAAAAATCTTAAACCAGGCGCAGGCTTTGCTTCAAGAGGTAATCTTAGATCAAAGGGTGTTGACATGACTTCAGTTAAAATTGGAGATATAAACAATCAAGTTGTTCCTCAAGTTAATGCTGAAATAACAAGGACAAATGATTCCGTTAAAGTAAATGCTTCAGCAATTGGGTTAAATACATCTGCAGTTGCTCCTTTAGCTGGTGTAGCAAAAGGAATCTTTACAACTTGTTCTGCTGCTGTATCAGGAGGTGTTACAGCTGGTCAACTCTATGTACTTAGACAAACCTATAAAATACAACAAGGAGAAGAGGCTGTTGATAAGGTTACAGATACCATTGTTTTAATGGGAGCTGAATGTGGATAATATTAAAACTCGCTCATAATTAATAATTTAATTGATTATCTAGGCCCCGGATGTATTTCTGGGGCTTTTTGCATTTGTACAATCTTTTTTGTATATTATACTATAGGAATTAATTCAAAAAATAAGACATGTCTATTGGTAACGTAAAAACAACAGGTAGTAAAGGAAATAATTGGCCGTGGCAGTATGCCATGATAAAAACATTAACAGCCATCTCTACTAGTTTGGGTGCAAGTACAGAGTTTGAATCCAGACTGGTGAGATTAATTGCCTCTCCATATACTTTATATTTAGAGGTAAGACTTTGGGATGTAGATAGTAGTTCTTGGAGTGGTACTCCAACCTATTATCAAGTAGGTAGTAATACTCCTGTAACTCTTCCTGGTGCAGTACAATATGCTGATGAAGATAACGCTTTAGTTTTAACTGCAATTAAAACTGCATGTGAAACTACTGCTACTGAAACTACTAGTATTGATACTAATACAGCATCTATTCTTGCTAAAAATACTGAGATAGAAACAACAGCTAATGCTATTGAAACAAGCAATGCTGCTATTCTTGCAGATACAGCTGCTATAGATACTGCAACAGCAGCTATAAATACTTCTACAGCATCATTAGTAGTTGCTACTAATACTGCCTTTATGGATAGACTTACTGGTACAGGTACTACTACAGTAACTCAAACAGTAAAATCAATATCAGTATATAATGCTCATGCAACTGCTACAGCAACTATAAATATTGGTGGTGGTGGTAATGAGAATTTATTAGCAGGAGAAACCGTTAATTTTGATGCAGGTGGTAATGGAAACAAATTTCCTGCAAGTCATTTTGTACTTTCATCTGGAAATGCCTCTGGAGATCTTTTAGTTATTTATACATACTAATAATATGGGTGTTTCAATTAACACATCAAAAAGTTTAGGAATTAATGCAGGAAGTAAAATAACTCCTCCAAAAGCTAGTGGTTTTGAAAATCTTAGAAGTATAGATTTAGATGGTGTTAATATGTATGTTAATTGTGGTCCTTTAAATTCAATTCTTCTTATTGATAAATGGACAGTATCAGCATGGGTAAATAGAGATTCAGGTACATCAAAGATGAATATAACATGTATAGCTGAACCTACTAGTTATCATGGTCATGATTGGCAAGTATTTCATACGGAATCTATAACAAGACTGGATGTTAATGTAAATGGAAATAATGGTTTTAGAAATAGCAGCATATCTTTAAATGATGACCAATGGTATCATATAATTATAGTATGTGATAAAACTGAAAGCCCAAATGCTAATAAATGTAAAGTTTGGTTAGATGGAGTTCAATTGACAAATACAGGTGGTACTAATATGCAGCAAATAGCAGATGTAAATGGTGATTTTGCAATTGGTGTGCAAATAAAAGGAACTAATCCTGCAAGCCCTGTTTATGATAGTCCATGGAATGGATTAATTGACGAAGTTGCTATGTGGGATAGAGCATTAACTCCAACAGAAGTAGGAACTGTATATAGTGGAGGAACTCCTGGAGATCTTAGTACTATATCAGACTTAACTAACTGGTGGAGAATGGGAGATATAAATGGAGGAAGTGGAACAACCATAACAGATCAAGGAAGTGAAGGAGCTAATGGAACTTTAATAAACTCACCTACCTATAGTAGTGATGTACCAACATAAAAAAAATGATAAAAGCTTTTAATAATTTAATATACGCAACAGTTGATAGTGAAGATTTATTAAAGGTTGACTTTAATCAAGTAAGTCAAACAGATATTAATACTGTAAGACATTCTATTGATGGGTCACAGTCTCTTTTAAGTTGGACCATAGAACCTTCTTTCATTGCAGATGGTACAATAATACCTAATGGCTTATATACTCATGTAGAGTGTTTAGAGTTAATGCAAACATCTATTTGGACTTCTGAAGATAATTAAAAAAAAGAAAGATGAAAATAATAGAACATGCTGGTAATATCCATGAGTTAAAACTTGAGGGTACCCAAGCTAGAATTGCTATGTTATCAGATTTACATTGGGATAACCCAAAGTGTGACTGGAAACAATTAAAACAAGACTTAAACTATTGTGTAAAAGAATCTATTCCTATTATGATTAATGGGGACATGTTTTGTCTAATGCAGGGCAGGGGAGATAATAGAAAAAGTAAATCTGATATAAGACCTGAACATAATAATTCAATGTACTTAGATAGCATTGTAGAGACAGCAGTAGACTGGTTTAGTCCATACTCTCATTTACTTACTGTAATAGGATACGGTAATCATGAAACAGCTATTATTAAGTTTCAAGAAACAGATATACTAGCTAGATTTGTAAAACTGCTTAACATTAAAAATAATACAAATGTAAAAGTAGGAGGATATGGTGGATGGTTTATTGTTAACCAAGTGCTTAGGGGTAGTGAAAATACAAATAATACTGGTGCTACTAGATCAATGAAGATTAGATACTTTCATGGATCAGGAGGCGGAGGTGTAGTTACTAAAGGAGCACTTAATCTTACTAGAGCTTTAGAAATGTATGAAGACTTTGATGTATTTACTATGGGTCACATACATGAGAATGCTTCTAGGAACGATGTAAGAGATAGATTAATAGGAGCTAAAGGTTCTTATAGGCAAGAACAAAAACAACTTCATTTGATGCTTACAGGAACATATAAAGAAGAATATGGAGATGGTTCTAAAGGATGGCATGTTGAAAGAGGTGCTCCTGTTAAACCAGTGGGTGGTAGAATTTTAGCCATAAACTATAGAAGAGTTGTTAAAGATGGTAAGGATTATTACAATAGAGGAATAGACTCCTATAAGTTTCCAATTTAAACTCTACGTGTTTACTCGTATATTTAAATATTTTTTTGTATATTATAGTATATTATTTATTTATAAGAATGCGAGATGGAAATTACAAGTATGCAAATAGGTTTTGACGCATTAGTGTCATTACTTTCAGCTTTAATAGGAGCTTTAACAGTATGGTATAGTCTAAAAAATAAAGTTTCTATCCAACAAGTAGTCTTAGATAATCTAAGAAAAGACATGGAAGAAGTTAAAGCAAATAAAAAAGAAGCCCAAGTAACACTACATAAAAGAATTGATATCTTGAAAGACCAAGTAGAAGAAAATAGATCTAAAAATGATGCTTCAATTTCAGAACTTAAAACTGAAATGGGTCAAATGGAACTTAGAATTATTCAAGCAATACATGCAAGTAAAAAGTAAACATATAATATTTAGTTTATTACTATTATTAACGCTTATATCCTGTAGTCCAAAAACAAGATTTACTAGATTGGTAGAAAAATATCCACATCTTTTAACTATTGATAGTGTTAAAGTAATAGATACTGTTAGAATTGTAGTAGAAAAGATAGAACATGACACCGTGTTTTCAAAACATTTTTTTACAGAAATCAGAAAAGATACTTTAGTTATTCAAAAAGATAGACTTACTATTGAAATATTTCATGATACTATACATGATTCTGTATATATTAATGGTAAGTGTGATACTATAACTATTGAAAAGATTATAGAAAGAAAGATACCTGTAAAATACTATGAAAAAACTCCTAAGTGGAAACAGCTTTTAAACAAAGCTTTTTATTTTTCTTTAATTTTAGCAATACTGTATGGCCTATATAGATTATATAAATATTTAAAACCTAAATTATCATGAAAATATTTTTCAAACAATTACTAAGTGATGAGTCTGGAAACTACTCATCTAAAAGATTATCAGGATTAATATGTATATTTGCTCTAGTAGCGTGTTTAATAGCTAACACGTTTAGTCCTGAAGAGATTAGACCAGCAGAGTATCTAGTTGATGCTGTAGCTTTATTTGCATTTGGTGCATTAGGTCTTACTTCAATGGACAAGTATAGTAAAACAAAAAAATGATGCTGATAAAACAAGGAAGTAAAGGATCTCTTGTAGAAGATATACAAGAGCATTTAGGTATTACTGCTGATGGAATCTTTGGGCCTAAAACAAAAGAAGCTGTAAAAAAGTTTCAACAAGAAAATAATCTTTGGGCAGATGGTATAGTAGGTCCTAAGACTATGAATGTAATGGGAATACTTGATACTGATCAAAAAGAAAGAAAAATCATAGAAGGTAATCTAGTTATAAATAAACATTATTTATCTCCTGATGAATACTTTGGAGGTGATAGAGCTAAACATTGGATATTCTTACATCATACAGCAGGATGGAATAATCCTTATAATACAGTAGATCACTGGAACAATGATAGAAGAGGAAGAGTAGCTACAGAGTTTGTTATTGGTGGACAGAATATTAAGAACAATGATTCTAAATATGATGGGGAGGTTGTTCAATGTATGCCTGAAGGAGGATACGGATGGCATTTAGGTACTGGTAACTCAGTGATGCATAGACATTCTGTAGGTATTGAAGTTTGTAACTTTGGATATATAACTAATGGAAGAACCTATGCAGGAACTATACCCCATGAAAATCAAGTAGTTACATTAAATGACAAGTTTAGAGGTTTTAAAGAGTGGCATAAATACTCTGATGAGCAACTTAGAACTTTAAGAAACTTAATTCTATACATAGCTAATAGAGATAACATAGATCCTACAAAAGGATTAGTAGACTTAATTAAAGAAAAAGGTGCAGAAGCTTTTGATATATGTAGTGTTTCTATGTGTACTGAAAGTAAAGGACTATGGAATCATACAAACTGTAGAAAGGGTAAATTTGATATGGCTCCTCAACAAGAATTAATTGATATGTTATTAAGCTTATAGTTATGAAATTTAGAAATAGTTGGAATGCAAGAAACAAACAATGGGATAAAGTTATTATAAAACTTAGAATATCCTCTTTAGATATATTTGCAATTGAAATAGATCTTTCACGTAAGTTCTATTTACTTACAATACTTAATTTTACGCTTAAAAATAGATAGCGTAGTTATGTGTGTTATAAAGTCTCTTCAGGAGTGGGGAGACTTTTTTATGTTTAAATATTTGATGTTTAAACTTTAAATGTATATATTTGTTTAAATCTAAATTATATATATTATGATGACAGCAGAACCAACAGAACAAGAAATGGAGCAAATGTCTCCAGAAGATCTAGCAAAAAAGAAAAAAGAGATGCTAGACTTTTACACTGAATCTATTCCTTACTTAGATGCTCAACGTAACTATGAAGAGACTCTTATGAAGTTAGATGAAGTAAGATTTAAAAGAGCTCAGATTCAAATGCAGTTTGCAATGATGATGAATCCACCTGAAGAAATGGAAGAGGAGCCTCAACCAGAACCACAGTCTGAAAAAAGATCACTTAAGAGAAAATAATGGCTGTTGTAAACCAGGTACAAAAACGTGTAGTGATGTCTAAAAAAGATATCATTAAGTATCAGATATTAACTCACTGTTATATAAATAATATAATGGTGAGTAATTCTGAATTAGAATGTTTAACACTATTGAGTAAATCTGGACCTATTGAGCTTACTGATTTTTGTTATGATGCTTCCGATGAACATAAAATTTTTAAATCACAACAAACAGTAAGAAATTGTATTAATAAATGTGAAAAAAATAAATTAGTAATAAAAGATAGAAAAAATAAAAAAATTATTAGTTTAAGCAATTCATTAAAAATACAGACAAAAGGTAGTGTTTTACTTGATTATAAGTTTTTAGCAAAATGAAACCTAAAAAGTATAAAGAAATTTATAAAGATTTAGCTGAAAACTTAGATGTCAACCAAACTTTTATAATGCACTGTGTAGAATTTTATTATGCTGACTTAAGATCAACATTAACTGAGTTAGAAAAATTAAGAGTCAGTGCTCCAGGATTAGGTTATTTTAATATTAAAAGAGGAAGTGTACAAAAAGATATTATAAAGTTTACTAATATTACATCAAGTACTACTACTTATACTATGAATGGTTATCAATATCATAAGAGATTAAAAGCTCTTTTAATTAAATTAAATAAGATTAATAAGCTCATTGAAGAAGAAGATAAGGAAAAATTAGATTTTAAAAAAAATAAAAAAGATGCTCAATCTAAAGGAAATTTGGAAAAATAGAAAAAAGATAATTGAAGGAATAAAAAATTCTGTAGTTAGAGATGAGTTTGTTGAACAGATTGCAAAAGAAAGATGGGCTATTTGTGAACCTTGTGAACATAATGGGGATAAGTGTGCCCTTCCTGGGACTCAGCCTTGTTGTGGAGAATGTGGTTGTTCATTAGGTTTTAAAATGAGATCTTTATCTAGTGACTGTCCTTTAAATAAGTGGAAAGCTATGATGTCTCAAGAAGAAGAAGATAAACTAAATGAATTATGAGTATAATATTTAATGCAGAAAATCATAGTTATAAAAGTATAAACACTGATGAAAATATTAATTGGATCAGTGTTACTACACTTATAGGTAAATTTAAAAACTCTTTTGATGCAGAAAAGGTAGCTAAGAAAGTTTCTAAGAAAAAAAATTCAAAGTGGTATGGTATAGAACCTAAAGAGATTCAAAAAATATGGAATAATGAATCTGTACGTGCAATGACTTTAGGAACTTTTTATCATGACCAAAGAGAACAAGATATTTGTAGTTTTTCTTCTATAGAAAGAGAAGGCTTTACTATTCCTGTGTTTGCTCCTAAAGGAGAAGAAGAAGGTGTTAAAATTGCTCCTCATCAAAAACTAGATCCCGGTGTCTATCCTGAACATATGGTTTATTTAAAATCAGCAGCTGTTTGTGGTCAAGCTGATTTAGTAGAAGTTGTTGATGGAAAAGTAAACATAATAGATTATAAAACAAATAAAGAGATTAAGACTAAATCTTTTAAAAACTGGGAAGGTAAATCAGAAAGAATGAGTTTTCCATTATCTCATTTAGATGATTGTAATTTTAGTCATTATGCTTTACAACTCAGTATTTATATGTATATTATAGTGAAGCATAATCCTAAACTAAAACCAGGAAAGATACATATACATCATGTTAGATTTGAAGAAGAAGGTAAAGATGATTATGATTACCCTATAACTAAATATACTCCAGAAGGAGATCCTGTTATAAAAGAAATAATACAAATACCTATTAATTATTTAAAAGATGAAGTTATTAGTATAGTTCATTGGTTATATGATAATAGACTAAAATTTAAAAAATGAACATAAGACTATTTGACGTAGAAAATAATACTGTAGTACCTACAGAACATTGTTATACACTAAAGACACTAAAGAAAATAATGGATAATTATCCTGATGACTATTTAAAAATTTATCAGTATATCTTTTATATGACATATCCTAATCCAGAAGAAAACCCATTTTTTCATACTCCAGAAAGAGATAAAGAAGAATTAATACTTCAAGAAATAGAAGCAGAGTTTTCTACAGAAGATGGAGCTGTTAGACATGCTTTAGCCTTTTGTGAAGAAATGTATACCACACCTACTTCAAGAGCATATAAAGGAATTAAATCTATGTTAGATAAGTTAGCAACATACATGGAAACAGTCCCTATTGAACATGGTAGAGATGGTAATATAAATTCATTAGTTAATGCTGCTGCAAAGTTTGAACAAATAAGATCATCCTTTAAAGGAGCATATAAAGATTTACAAGAAGAACAGCAAAGTCAAGTCCGTGGTGGACAAGGTCTTGCATATGATAGTTAAGATATGGCATATATAGAACATAATTTTTTTCCAATGAAAGTATTCTTAAGAAATGAATACTTATATCAAGATAAAAAAGGTCATGGTGAATTCAGTGAAGGCGTAATTATATCTGTTAGGTGTATGCCTGGACAGGTAGCATTGTTTCAAGTACTACTTGATAATGGTGTATTAAGAGACAAGCTTCCATCACATGCATTATTAACTGAACCTAAGACTCCTACTCCTGATTTAGCTTTTGACTATTTACAAATTTGGAATTGTTTTTCATATAACTTTACTTTGGTTCAGTTATCTTATTTATATGATACACCAGTATCTGTTTATATGAAAGATAAAAAGTGGTATGATGGTACATACTATGCTACAATTAACTGGGGTAGTAATGATTCAAATTGTGATTTAACATTATCTGAAGATCCGATGGAACATAAAAGTCATCATGTTATATTATTAGATAATGGACAAATAGCATTACAACCTAATAATAGAATTAAATGGACTGAACCTAGTTTTGTTACAAAACCTTTTCCTACCAAACCTGATTACTTAGTATGTAAAGATTATTATAATGCGGAAGGTTATGAAAAATGGCATACTGAAGATTCAGATAGGATGTTCTATGATAATACGGATGTAGAATGAAACAAGACTTTGATCCTAAATTATTTGAATTATTATGTGAAAAATACAAAGATACTTTAAAAGCTAGGAAAGCACATGACAAGATAAAAAATAGTATAATGAATAAACAAATAAAGCTAAGAGGTTTAGTGATATCAGTTGGTATTACAATGGTTCTTACTTTATTATTTACAATCTCATTAGTAAAAAAGGATCAACCAAAAGTAAAAAAAAGTACAATATCATTAAAGGAGTATAAGCTTCTAGAAGAGGAAGTAGAACTAATAAGAAAAGATGCTGGTAATATACAGTATGAGTTGTACTTATCTAAAATAGAAAATAGAAGGCTTCTTAAAGAAAATAAAATCTTTAGTTCATTATTAGGAGAAATGG